CGGGCGGCATCGGCGGGGATGGGAGTCTGACCGCAACGAATCTGCGGCTCTATGCCGATGGCGTCTTATTGACGCATACGGCGGATGCCAACGGCAGCGGCGCCCCGGGCTCCGACGCTGCACAGACGCTCTACATCGGCCGGGGGAACGCGAACTACGGCGCGGGCAATACCTCCTCCAATTCCACTTTCGACTTCTTCTATGCGTGGAAGCGGATGCTGTCGCCCGCCGAAGTGTGGCAGCTGACGCAGGACCCGTACGCCTTCGTCCGCGACCCGGCGGCGATCTTCCTCGGGCAAAACGGCAGTATCTCGCCGGTCACCGGTACGGGCGCCGTCAGCTTCGGCCATCCGACCCTCGCAGGAACCGGGACCGTCCCCCACCCGATCCCGACCGTCACGCAGGTTCCGACCGAAGTCGCCGAGCAGACGACGGCGCCGCTGGTCACCGTCACCCAAATACCGGTGGAGTCGGCCGAGGCGTCCGACGCCGTCACCGTCGACGTCACGCAGATTGCCGTCGAGACGGTCTACGCCTTCAGTGGGACGTGCGGCGTGCCCGCGCCGGAGGTGGGAGTGACGTATCCCGTGCGCCGGATGCGGACGTTCCTGCTGCCGACGTCGGGGGAAGGCCGCTGGCTGTTCCTCCGGCGGCTGCAGATCCTGCTGCAGGCTGGAGTCGGGCTCTCGACCGGTGTCGGGGCGCAACCGTGGGTGATGATCCAGGTGAGCCGGGACGGCGGCCAGACCTGGGGGCCCGAGCGCTGGGTCACCGCGGGCCGGATTGGCGAGTACGATGCCCAGGCGTTCCTGGTGAACTGCGGCCGCTACCGGGACGGCGCCGTGCGCCTGGTCGTGAGCGAACCGGTGGCCTGGCGGTTTCTGAGCGCCGAGGCCGACCTACTGGAGGGCACGAGCTGATGGCCGACACGCGGCGCATTCGGACGTTTCTCCTCCCGAGTGCGCACGATGGCACCTGGCAGTCGATCCGCGCCCTGGAGATCCTGCTGCAGGCGGGCGTCGGCCTGACCGACGGCAGCGACCCGCAAGTCACCATCGAGGTGAGTCGCAACGGCGGCCAGACCTGGGGCCCGATGCGGACGGTATCGGCCGGGAAGATTGGCGCGTATCGACGGCGGGCCCGGTTCCGCAACCTGGGACGCTATCGCCAGGGCGCGCTGCGGGTCAGTGTCTCCGCCCCCGTGCAGTGGGCGTTCCTGCGGGCGACCGCGGATGTGCAGCCAGGGGGCCGCTGATGGCGAACCCGCCGAAGCTCTACATCCCGGTGCCGACCCCGGTCGTCGACCGCGAGCGCCACATTACCCGCGACTGGGTCCTGCTGTTCGACCAGCTGATTGCGCGCGTCTTCGCGAGCGGCACCGTCGTCGGGCCGACCACGAGCGTCGATAACGCGATCACGTTGTTTTCGGGGACGAGCGGCCAGATCCTGAAGGCCGCCACGGGAACCGGCGTCGTCCATGCGACCAGCGGCGTCTACAGTGCGGCTGATGTCACGCTCGCGGAGCTGACCCCGGCAACCGCAGCGAGTCGGCTCCTGGGACGCGGGAGCGCGGGCGGCGCCGGAGACTTCGAAGAGTTGACCCTGGGCAGCGGTCTGGGGCTGACCGGGACGGTCCTCAGCGCCTCGCACACCGGCACCCTGGGCCTGGTGATTGACGGGGGCGGCGCCGTGATTACGACCGGCGTCAAGGGGTTCTTCGAGGTGGGGGTTGCCTGCACGATCATTGCGGCGACGTTGCTGTCGAGTGATGCCGCGGTGACGAGCGGCTCGATTGTCGTCGACATCTGGAAGGACACCTATGCGAACTATCCGCCGACGGTGGCCGATACGATCACCGCCAGTGCGAAGCCGACGCTGTCGAGTGCGACGAAGAGCCGGGATACGACGTTGACCGGGTGGACGACGGCGATTGCGGCCGGGGACATTCTCGCCTTCAATGTCGACAGTGCGTCGACGGTCACCAAGGTGTCCGTGCTCTTGACGGTGCAGCTGTGAACAGTCAGAACCAGCGGTGGTCGCGGTGGGACTATCGCGCGTATCCGGCGACACGGGCAACGGACGCGGCGACGCTGACGGCGGCCGCCGCGCGCTTCGGCCGGGTGCTCTTCGGCAGTGCGTCGGTCATGCGTGTGCGAGGCAGCCTGGAAGACGGGCAGTGGTGCTGGGCGGTCAGTGTGCTGACGGAAGGCGGGCCGGTGCACGACCCTCGGTACGCCAACTGGGTGCATCGACAGTGGGTCGAGTTCTTCCAACACGGCTTCGGCCCGACGTGTCAGGTGCGAGCGCAGGCGCGCCTGGTGGCGGGCAGCCGCCAGGACGGGACTCCGGCGGAGCAAGGGATCATTCTGCCGCCGCTGGCGGTCATAGGGAGAATCTAATGAGCAATGCACTTTACAACACCTTCAAGGAAGGGCTCCTCGACAAGCTCTTCGACCTGAACACCGACACGATCAAAGCGTCGCTGGTTGACGCCGCGGACTACACCTTCAGCGCGGCGCACGACGAGTACAGCGGCGGGGCGCGCGATGTGGCACTGGCGGCGATTGTCGCGGAGTCGGCGGCGCTGGGCACACCGACGATTGCCAGCGGCGTGTTCGATACCGCCGACTTCACCTGGTCGACGGTCAGCGGCGACGTCTCGGAAGACATCATCCTGTGGGACGACACGTTGACGAACGACCGGCTGATTGCGTTCTACGACACCGGGATCACGGGGATGCCGGTCACGCCCAACGGCGGCAACATCAATGTCACTGTGAACGCCTCGGGCTGGTTTTCCTTATAACAATCTGTCCAAAGGTTCGCGTGCGCGTTTGACGCGCCGCTTGTGACTGCCCGACAGAGTTAGGTGGGTGTGCCATCGCTGACGTCTCGATTGACGCTACCGTCAGTACCGCCTCGGCTCGCGGAATGCGCGCGGTCGTGTTCACGACCGACCTGATCGGCTATTGGTTTTACATCGATAGCACTGGCGACTTCGGCTACTCCAAAACAACTGATGGTGGCGCGACGTGGGGAGCGAAAGTTACGCTTCACTCAACCACGACCTTCGTGGCGTTTGACATTTGGTTCGACCAATGGACTCCCGGTGACACGGGTGCCAACATTTACCTCAGTGCGTTTGACTCGACCAATGACGCCATCATCGTAGGAAAAGTTCAAACAGCGAGCAGTGACTCGTACGTCAATGTGATCGCTGTCAGTTTGGCCTCGGCGGTCGCTGGTCGTGGTGCATTTGTTTCTGTCACGAAAACCCGCAGCAACTACGTGTACGTGGCGTTTGACATTGACGCTGGTGCGGAACGTGGGTTTTATCGCTCTGCGAATTTCTCGACAGCGGGTCCCGGCGGATCGATATGGAGCGCCAACCTTTCCACGACGTTTATTGAAGCGACCCTCGATACCTGCAAACTGTTCCCCGACGGCACCAGCGCAGACCCCGACGATTGTTGGGCGGTCTACTACGACGCGTCGGCCACGGCGATCACGCTCAAGCAATGGGATTCGAGCGCAGGCTCGCAGGTGGAATCCGCCACCATCCAAACCCATACCGATGGCGCGACGGATCTGACGGGACAGTTTGGGTATGATGCGGCGATCCGCCACAGCGATGGGCACTTGATTGCTGCACTGGTGTCGTTGCGGGACAACGCCGCTTCCACGCACCAGATTTTCGACATCACCAACACGTCGACCATCACCACCAAGACCGCAATCACGCTCAACATCGACGACCACTATTACCCGCAGATCTTCATTGACCAGAACACGAACCATCTGTACGTCGCCTACAACGGCAAGCGCGACGGATCGGAGGTGATGGACACCACCACGAAGGTGTACTACACGAAGTCCACCGACGGCGGGACGACGTGGACGGCGGGCGATACCGCGTACATGGAGGGCGCGGCGGGCATCGTTCAGCAAGTGTGGTGTCCGCAGTCGGGGCGGCGGTTCTATGTCGGGTGGCGCGTCGGCACGACGTTGCTCGGCAACAAAGTCAACAGCGTCGTGATGGCGGTGGCGGTGGGAACCCCGACGATCAGTGCGGGGTCGGTCCTGAACGTCCCGACGGTGGTGCCAGGGGCCGTCACCGTGACCGGCACGACGCTCGCGTCCACCGCCGTCCTGCAGGTGCCGACGGTCACGCAGCCCGCCGCGGATCAAGCGGTCACCAGTGGCACGGTCGCGTCGACGGCGACGCTGACGGCGCCCAGTGTCACACAGACGGTGACGGCGGCGACGATCACGGCGAGTGCGACCCTGACGGCACCGAGCCTGGCGTTGACGGTCACGGGGGCGACGGTCGCGACGACGGCGGCGACCAGTGCCCCCACGGTGGCGGTTGGCACGGTGACGTTGACGGGGGCGACGGTCGCCTCGACGGCGGCGACGAGTGCGCCGACCGTCGCCGCCGGGGCGGTGACGCTGACCGGCGCGACGATCCCGAGCACGGCGACCCTGGTGACGCCGTCGGTGCAATCGGACGCCGTCCTGGTCGGCGCGTTCGTGGCGTCGACGGCGGTGCTGCGTGTCCCGCGCGTCGGGGACCTGGTTCCGGCGGTGGACGAGCCGATCCTGTGGCTGGTCTAGCTTGCCCCAGGGTGTAGTGTGAGGAGCTGAACCGATGCCTGCCAAGTCCAAAAGCCAGCAACGTCTGATGGCGGCGGCGCTGCACGGCGCGACCTTCAAGAAGGCCGCGGAGGTGCGCGAGAGCATGACGACGCAGCAGCTGCGCGAGTTCGCGACGACCGGCCCCCTGGCAAAACTGACAGGGGGGGCCCTGTCAAAATCCGGGGCGAAGAATCGGCGATGATCCGGCCCGCGACGGTCGAGGACGTGCCGCGCCTGGTGGAGCTCGGGCGGGCGTTTCTGCGGACGCCGCCGTATGCGGGGCTGTTCGCGGATGCCCCTGACGTCCTGGCGACGCTGATCCAGACCCTGATCACCGGCCCGGCGTCGACGGTCCTGGTGATTGACCAGGCCGACCTGGTGGTCGGGGCGATTGGGCTCCTGGTCGCGCCGCACTTTGCCTCGGGCGAGGCGCTGGCGTCCGAGGTGTTCTGGTACATGGACCCCCAGTACCGGGGCGCGGGCGTGCGGCTGCTGCGTGCGGGCGAGCACTGGGCGGCTGCCTCCGGGGCGGTTGGCGTGGCCATGGTGGCGCCGGACGACCGGCTCGGCGCCGTCTACGAGCGCTGGGGCTACCAGCTCATGGAGCGGAGCTACTTGAGGCGGTTCGATGCCGCTTGAGGTCTGGGACGACGTGCTACCTGACCCCATGGGGTACTGGGTGGCGGCCCAGGGGCAGACGTTCGAGTCGGTGCCGCTCGGGGACCAGGCGTTCCACGGCATTGCTCCGGCGCCTGACACGCAACTCCTCGGCGTCCTGGCC